TAGTTATTCGTAAAGTTGTATCCATGTCTGTGACTTCGGTAATTTCATAAAAACCTAGCTTTACAAACTCTTGTGCAAGGATATCTAGAAACGGTTTATTTCCCAAAACTTCTTGATTTTCAAATTTAATTTCTTCAATGTACATACCCTCCTTGACCATTTCTAGTACAGTGGGTAGTATGAAAGTTTCGTGACCTTCAGTATCAATTTTAAGTTTATTGATTTCAGTTATTTGATATCGAGTACATAACTCTCTGAAAGTTATTACTTCAACTTCAGCTTTATTAACTAAATTAAGAGGTAAGTTTCTTTGCTGTAATAAATGATCCACAGTAGGATGCCTATTACCTATAGAGTTACATCCACGAGTCCAGCTAGGTAAATCAAATAAGTGTATACTAACGTCAGGTAAGTAGTATATAGGCACACGGCCTGATGCAGCTGAAATAGCTACATTGGCCTTAGTTTGAAGTTCACGATTTGAAATTCTATCTAGGTAGTATTGAACTGGCTCTACTAACAACACTCTTTCCCCAGGCTGGGCAATATCGTGTGCTGTATCAAAGTCACAGGTTCCTATGTCAACGTAATCATACCTCATCTTTGACTCTTTCAAAGTATAATAGATTCTGAGTAAACCATCCCATATGATAACCGTTACGCATATCTAATATTAATTGACCTTCACGCTCTTGATTACGACGTAAACCTGCTGCAGTCAGTAGGTCCGCCCAGTCTTGTTTATCTTTACAATTTATATGACCTATACCACCTTGACCAACGGCTGCTGCAGTCCAGATTAAAGTATCTTTAACTGTTTGCACTACTTTAGCTACTACTTCTTCTTCACGTTCTTGTTCAATATGTTCAGCTACTTCCATACATACTACTACATTTGCTGACTCTTCTTCAATATCAAATAAACTCTTATACTCAAGATAAGGTTTACCATGTACACGATCATCAATATCTAATCCGCGTGCATCTATGCCTTCTGAACGAAATGAGTTAACAAAATGTCCTGGCCCACAACCAATATCAAGTAGTGTTGCAGGGTTTAACTCTTTTTTAATCCAAGTAGCTAAACGATCTGCAAAAGGCTTTTCTTCTGCGTGCATATGATTAAAGTTTAAACGCTCGGGATATTGTGGAACGTCACGCTTTAACCAAGCTAAATCTTGACGATCATATTTACGCTCATACCAACCTTTGTTAGTGTAAACGTTCATGATCTCTTCAAAAAACTCCTCATACATAGGAGCTACCTTTTCCAGCGAGAAGTTTTCAGCCCATTGTCTACAGGCTTTAGGATCAATACGATCAATATTTTGAGCAGCCCACACAAAGTGATCAAAGGTACGGCAGCGATAGCCTGTTTTACCGTGAAGATTATTCTCAGCAAACGAACCCCAGTCAGTTGTAATTGTAGGAGTACCTGAAAATAACAGCTCCATCTGTACACCACCAAAAGGCTCAATATACATTGAAGGAACAAAAGCACCTTTTGCACCTGCCATCAATTCACGACGTTTAGCTTGATCAGCATACCCAACAAATTCTACGTGTTCTGGAAAGGTTAGGTTTTCTGGATTTTGTCCAGCTATAATTAATTTAGCTCCGATTGCTTGTGTGGCTTGTACAGCAATATGAACACCTTTACCCTCGTATACACGACCTAAGAATAGGAAGTAGTCTGACTTCTTTTCTCTGAACTCAAAGTCATCAGGATCAAAGTAGTTTGGAATTACACAATCATACCAGTCTTGTTTACAAGTTGCTACTGAATTAAGTCCATAGTATGCGTGATAGATAGCATAAGATTCAAAAATCTTCCAACGTGCCCAATGTCCACTAGCATAGCCAATTCCTGGCTCTACTACAATCATGTCTGAGTGTGCGTCACATATAGGGCGAACTCCTGATCCCCAGAAAGGCAGTAAGAAATCTAATGGTTTTTTACGCACGGCAATTTCTTGAATGGCATTTTTAAAAAACGTCTGATAAGCATGATCATTCATGTCAAACTTAAAGAAGTTTTTACGCCAGTCATGAGTACCATACGATTTATCTAAGTCTTCGTTAGTGATTACAGTTACGTGCTCGTCACAGTCTAACTGCGAATCTTCGTGTCCGTAATGGGTGATGTGATGCCCGCGAGCACGCATCATTTTTGCAAACTTTAAAACCTTTTGTGTATAGGCACAGGCCACATAGTCTTTATTTGTAACTGTGTGTGGAAGTCCTAGAATATGGAAACGAAATTTCATTTTTATAGTTGGTTAGGTTTAAAAACTAGCGGTGATCAGCCGCCAGTGGTGAAAGTATAAATTGCATAACGTGTAGCGTCAGCACAGTGAGAAGCCATACCATGTTCTGGTCGCTCTTTAAGCAGATTAGTTTTATGATCCCAGCGATATTCATTAAACATTATACGAACATTTTCACACTGAGGAGATACTTTTACTCTGCCTTGCTCTACAAGTGAGGCAACCATTGCTAATCCATCAAGAACTGACTTTTTAGCTTTAATAGTAGCAATGTCGTAAGTGTAAGCAAGATCAGCAGCAAATTGAGCAGCAGCTGAGTCAATAAAGATAGTTTCTATATTCCACTTATCTATTAACTCTTGCATCTTCTCCACATGGCCTTCAGTGGTAGCTTGTGCTTCTTGGTATTCATCTACTATGTGGTAACTGTCTGTTTTGGCTTTGTACACTATTACTACAAACGCAGTGGGATCTTTGTAACCTGGGTCAAGTCCTGCAATGATTTCATCACCGTCATCTGCTTCATACTCTTCAATAAATCGATCTTCATCAAACTTAAATATCTGACCTTCGTAAGTTGAAAAGGAAGCCATGTATTCTTGTTCAAATTCAGCTTTTGACATAACTGTACGAGCTTCTTGAACGTCTGACTCACTCATACGCTGATTTTCAGTGTAGTCTGCTGTAATTGAGGCCCATTCAGGATACTTGTCCTGAAACCCGCGGTCAAAGAATCTTGAGAACCAGTTGTTCTTACCACGAGGTGTTGAAATAAAGATTGCTTTTGATCCTGGGCGGTCTAAGGTAGGTCGAAGGGCTACATTAAATGCTGCTTCACCATCTCCTAGTGCGGCTTCATCAAATATGATAAGATCGTAGCTGCGACCTACGCAAGAGTCTACAGTACTTAAACTACCTAAACGAATAGTTGATCCGTTAGTTAACTCTAAGATTTTGTCTTTTACGTTGTCTCGTTCAACTTCTAGGTCGAAGCTACGAATCAATCTGCGCTGTAGTTCAAATGAAATTGACGATAGGGTATAGTTTGGCGATATAATTAATATATTACAACCAGGAACCAACATTACCAGTTGTCCGATAACATTAGCGATATAAGTTTTGCCTAGTCTGCGAGCAAGAGCTGCACACACAAAGCGATATTTAGGATTGTTAACTGCATTTATAAGAGCTATTTGCGCTCTATTCACTTGATCCCAGGCTGTAGTAGTCACGCCTGTTTCTGGATCATAAGCTGGAAGCAGTTTAAGATAGTTGATAATAGGTAACTTGATAAACCTACGATCAGCTGGGAATTCTGTTATTGATTCTGAGTCAATATCAGATCTAGAAATTTTAAGCATTGTTACCTTATACTGCGAAACTACTTCCACATCCACAAGTTGACTGTGCGTTTGGATTAGTTATTTTAAATTCTGAACCTTGTAAATCCTCTTTATAATCTATACTTGCACCTTCTAAGTACTGCATACTAATAGCATCTACTAGTAATTTATAGTTATCTAAAGGTAATTCAAAATCATCTTCATTCATTATTTCGTCAAATGTAAATCCATAGCTCATTCCAGAGCATCCACCACCTTGAACAAATGTTCTTAGATTTAAGTTGGGGTTACCTTCTTCAGCTAGAAGGTCTAATATCTTTATTTTTGCTGATTCTGTTATCGTTATCATACTCTGAAACTTTCTCCGCAACCACAGCGATCACGTTCATTTGGATTTTTAAATTCAAATCCTTCATTTAGTCCGTTACGAACCCAGTCCATTGTCAAACCTTTTAAGTAAGGCTCATCCTTAGCGCTTACTAATATTGCAAAAGTAGGTTGGGCATAATTTATAACACCTACTTCATATTCAAAAGTGTCTACATATTCTAATACGTACGCTAAGCCACTACAACCTGTAGTTCTAACACCTATGCGTATTCCTACACCCTTACCACGTTTAGATAAATTTTGTTTGATTCGCTTACTTGCTGTGTCGGTTACGGTAATCATTTACGGCTGCCTTGATAGCATCTTCTGCTAGAATTGAACAATGTATCTTAACTGGAGGCAGGGCTAGTTCTTCTGCGATTTGGGAGTTTTTGATTGAAGCAGCTTCGTCAAGAGTTTTTCCTTTGACCCATTCTGTAACAAGGCTCGAACTCGCAATAGCCGATCCGCAGCCATACGTTTTAAAGCGCGCATCTGTAATAATACCTGTATCATGGTCAACCTTTATTTGTAGTTTCATTACGTCGCCGCAAGCAGGTGCACCTACCATTCCAGTACCTATGCTGGGGTCTGACTTATCAAACTTACCAACATTCCTAGGATTTTCATAGTGATCTATGACTTTGTCTGAGTAGCTCATTTTAACTCCAGTACTTACTGCTATCTAGTCGATCCCAATATGCACGATTATTTCTATTCCAGAAATTTTTAATTAAATAAGTTGCCATACCAAGATATCCCATCTTTTTAAACCTACGTGAATCTTGTCCAAAATAGTGGTTTAGTAGTTTAAACTTTTTAGGGCTGTACATTCGAGATAAGAAGTAGTCTTCTGATGTAGTAAACTGTTCAGGGAAACCACCTAGCTGTTCAAAACGATCTCTGCGTGTCAGCATAAACGCACCAACTGCAAAAGGTGAAGTATGCTTTAAAATATTATTTATAACGTTAAAGATGGCAAAACCAATTTTAGCTCGTATATCCTCATCATAACAACGAGCATTTAATCCAACAAGATCTAAATTATCTGACTCAGCAGCTGATACTGCATCTTGGATAACTGTTGTTTTAAAGAATCTAACATCAGCATCTATAAATAAAATATAAGGGGTAGTAACCAGTTTAGCAGCTTTATTTTTAGCATAACTAACGGGTCCACCATCTATTACTTGAATATCAAGCTGTGGTCGATAGCGGTCTACTACTTCACGAGTCCGGTCAGTTGAGCAATCAGCAACGATGATCTTGGTAAAGCCTACTCCTTGAATTATTAGATCATCTAATAAGTGGGCTATATACTTTTCCTCATTCTTCGAGGGTATTACAATCGTTATCTTCTCTCTTAGGTTCATCGCTGCTCCTTGTCCATGTAACTATTTCCCAGTGACCTGAATGATGCTCTACTAAGGCAGTGCACGACTCAACCCAGTCACCATCATTCATGTACCTAACACCATCAATATCTTTTATCTCAGCATGATGTATATGTCCACATATTACTCCATCAAAGCCACGTTTTTTACAATAACCTGCTAAGTTATGTTCAAACTTAAACATAAAGTCTACAGCTTTTTTAACTCTATGCTTAAGGAACTGGCTAAGGCTAAAGTAACCAAAACCCATACGATGACGTATCCAATTGTACTTACTATTGATACTAAGGATGAAATCATATGCACGATCTCCTAGAAAAGCTATCCAAGGTGCTAATCTGGTAATACCATCAAATAGATCACCGTGTACTACTAGGTAGTGTTTTCCATCAGCACCTATATGCTCTATTTGATTGTGTATTTCCACTAACCCAAAACTAAATCCATAAGGAATCATTGGTCTTAGGAATTCGTCATGATT